CTCGACTTGAGCCCGAGTTTAGACCATGCTTAGAGGTTCGGTCATAGCGCGACAGACACGTTGCGTTCCGCCCGGTTGGTACGCCAGCCATGCTCTAAGTTATTCTATTCAAGAATGGGTCCAACATACTCGACTTGAGTATGTGCAGTAGGCGACTTGCCTTCTGTTTCCAGCGATTTGCTGAGTATCTTAACGATACGACTTAACTATGATCAATAGTAAAGTCCGGGTCTCCCTTCGACTTGAAGAGGCCCTTCTTATGGTAGTTTCCATAAGACTTGAGGAGCTCCCAGAGCTTATCACCCTCGTCAAAACCGATCCTGCAAAAGGGATCAGTTCCTAACCACTGCCTCATGTAGTGGTTTATCGGCTGCCCGAGTTGGGTATAAGCCGCAGGATTTGAAGACACAAGCCGTGACTTCATTGCACCCTCCACTGAAATGGAGGCTTTCACAGGGATTGCGTCGACGTCGACCAGAAATCGATTCTTCCCTTGCCCTCTCTTAAAGAGGGGGACCCCGAGATCGTTAGCTACGACCTCGAGTTTGAAGTGACCTAATGATTTAAGGTCACCTGATGCGGCCAATAGCAGGATCTTTGCTAGGCCAAATGGAACTTCGTTTCCATTGAATTCTCGGCGACAAAGCTCGAGAAGCGGGGTGTACATCACGTCCCCCCAGAGGAGTGGTTTCTCCTCTTTTACCATGTTATATATAAACATGGTGGCATCAACCTCGATCAGAGATTGATCCAAACTATCCACGAGCTGTGAGATAGACCTTAGGTTTTCTAAGGTAACGGGCACACTACTTATGCGCCTGGCAAGGTCGGCCATATAGCCACCTTTTCCCCCATCGGCGCGTCCGCGCTCGATGCAGCCACTCCCGGACAGGGAGACATGGACTGATTTGTCCTTTGGCATGTGGAGTCTATCGAGTATCTTCTTCAGACCCCCCCGGTGATCGGCGATCACCTTCCTAGGAAGCCGATCCGGCTCCCTAGTGACAAGGCCCAACGTTTTGTTGACCATGTCTTTAACCATATCATGACTTGGATATGGTCCAGCCCTAGCTACTTGTGCGATCTGCGCAAGGATATAGGCTGTTCTCTTGGTGAGCTCGACTGTCCGTCTACCCTCATCCATCATCTCTGCAATAAAGTGGAGATAACTAATCCTATGGAACAACGATTCCTTAGGGAAACAAGGCTCTCTCTCCGGCAGTTCCGCCGTCAAGAAGAGACTTTGGCAGCTCTTAATGAGCCACTTAAGGTAACGACAAACCATGTCGGAACCACTCGTAGTACTTCCTACTCGGAAGCACCACTTCTTGAGCTCATACACTGATCTCAAGGTCTCGGGCTCGTCAAGATCCCGAATGCACAGCATCAAACTAGATGTGAACGACTGGAAGGCCAATTCGGTCTTCTGATAGTCCGCCGTTGGCAGGACTTTGTAGTCGTCATAAACCTGCTTGCCGCAGTCCTTACCCATCTGCGATTTGCGGAAGGTAACTTTCCAGTTCGTATCCTCTGACAGAGGAACGACGTTGAGTGATCGGTCAAGACCAACCAACATACTTGACTGGGTAAGAGCTCCGAATTTGGAACTCTGAAGCAATCTGTCAAAGATTGCCCGACGTCTGAGCTTGCGTAGCTCAAACTCGGTAGCCGGACGGTTCTGTCTGGCGATATAGGGCGATTTGCCCCACATATCGTCCTCGGTCAGAGGGCGTGATTTAATGGTCCTGATTGGACGCATTGGCTCGATCAGAGCTGAAGCGCTTGCGGATTGCATTGCTTG